CCAGCGAATTGAGGGTGTACGCGAAGTCGCTGACGGAGTACATGCCCTTCTGGATGGTGTCGCCTTCAGCAGAGCGGCCAGTTCCAGGGGTTGTGCCCCCTTTAGGGGGCAACCCCACGGAACCATCGCTTGCGGCGGGGGTGGCGTTTTTGTTCACCGGTTCCGGGGTCGGTTCCGGGTCGGCGGCGCCGTGTCGCTTGAGCAACTCGAGGATACGGGCCGGCAGTTTGTCGTTGCCGTCGATCATCTCGGCCAGCTCCACGACTTCCTCTTCCGGCGTCATGGCGGCCTTGTACATCGTCAGCAGCGCGTCCGGGTTGGCAGGACGGTCGACCAGCGAGACCTCGATCAGGTTGAGGCCCTTGATGATCTTCTTGTCCTGCGGGTCACGCTCGGTGACCTTGCCACCGATGCTGAAGCCCTTGTACACGGACGTCTTGACCTTCTTGATCGCGGCATCGTCGACGACCAGCGCGCTGAAGTTGGTCTTGCCCGTGGTGTCGTCGACGTCGATGCTGAGCGCGGTGCCCGCAGCGCTGGGCTGGTGCATCTCGCGCAGGGCACCGAACTTCATGTAGTCCGGGATCGCAGCCTTCATGGCTTCGGGGGTGATGGTCTCCCCGTCGCTGTCGACTGCGCCGCTCGACGCAATGCCGTGGACGGTGATGGTACCGTCATCGTTGTCCTCGACCTTGCTGATGTCGCAGTAGATCCGCTTCTTGGCCATGGGGTTACTCCTGGGATTGGCTGTCATCTTCTGCCGAGTTATCGGCGAGCACCGGCAGTATATCGCACCGGCAGTTCGGGTGCAGCGGGGGGCCGTCGCCACCCTCATCGGGGAAGTCGTCATCGAGCGGAACCTGCACCTTGTCCAGCCCGTTGCACTCATCACACGTGTCACCGCCGCCGGTCGACCACTCCTTCATGTCGACGACGCCAGAAGCCTTGTAGCCTTCGAGGTTGCCTTGCACGTCTGCGTAGGCGGTCTCGGTACGGGCGATGGTCTCTGCACGTTCGTCGCTGAAGCCGTAGTTGTCGGCCAGCGCTGTGGCGATGTCGTCGTTGGTCGCGCCCGACTCGATGCCACTGATCAGGTCAGTGCGCAGCATGTCTCGCGTGCTGTCCTCCAAGTCCTTGATCAGCGTAGCGCTGCGCTCGGCAGCGTAGTCCACGGCACGTTCGTTGACTTGGTCGAGCATGCTGTCGTCGATGTCGCTAAGCACCTGAGCCAGCGCGACTTCACCGGCCTCTTGCGTCATGTCCTCCAGCAGCTCGGCCAAGTCCGGCGCGATGTCCTGCAGCTCCTCGAACGTCAGCTCGCTGAGCAGGCGCGTCGTCTTCTCGTCGGCGCTGATGGCCGCTTCCTTGACGCCGGCCTTCTCGCCCAGTTCACGACTGATGCGCTTCCCCGCAGCGGCAAGAGCCGTCTGCACGAGCGTAGTGATACCGCTTGTACACTCCTTCACGGACTTGCGGTTGCGGTTCAGCGGCTTCACTGCCTTGCGCAGCGAGGCCGCTTGCGTTTTTCCCACCGGTTTCGCCGTACCTCCTTGCGCTGCGACCGGGCCGCCGGGCTTGCCACCCGGGGGCGGTTGACCGTCTCCTGGTACCTGGGCATTGGGCGCACCCGGTTGGCCCAGCGCAGGAGGTGCTGGGGGCGTCAGCGTGGCCTTTTGCTCCTCCGTCAGCGCCGGCATGCCCAGCTTGTCGCGCGCCTCGTCCGGCGTCATGATCTTGGCCGTGGTGTAGCCCGTGAGCGTCTGCATCTGGGCCAGCGGCGCGGCTTCCTCGTCCTCGACCCACTTGAACTCCAGGTCATCGTAGCCGAAGTACTTCCAGATGATGTAGTCCATCATCCCCTTGAACCACTTCATCAGCGGCGTCAGACCTTCGGCCTGTGCTTGATCCTTCTGGGTCTCGGCAGTCGCACGGTTGACCTGTTTCACCAGCGCAGACGGCGGCAGCGAGAAGCAGAAGCAGATGACACGAGCCAGCCAGTCGTCCATGTCGTCCTTCAGGCTCTCGCCCTTGGTCGGCGTGTACGCGGTGCCACCGGGCACGAACTTGGCGTGCCGGCGCTGCGCGGTGTCGCCTTCGAGGATGCTGTCCCAGTACTCCTGGAACAGACGGATCTGGTCGGGCGACCACTCGGTCGGCACGCCGATCAACGCTTCCGGCACGTTGCCTTCGGTGTAGAACTGCAGCTGGTGCACCTGACGGCGCAACGCGATGTTGACCGTCATGATGATCTGTTCGACCGGGCTGTAGCCGTACATCTTGTGCGTGCGCACGTTGCGCGGGCGGTAGATCAGCTCGTCGCGCGTGTAGTTGATGGCCGGCAGACCGTGCATGATCTGCTGGTATGCGGGATCGGGCGGCAGCGGCGTGCGACCGGTGTCGTCCAGAACGCGCTTGATCGTGCTGCCATCGATCAGCTCCATGGCGTACAAGTCGCCACCGACGGTCATGCGCGGGAACAGCGTGGGCGCGTCCAGCACCAGCAGATCTTCCAGGATGGCGCGCATCCAGGTGTTCCAGTCGTGCTCCTGGTCGGGGTACTGGAAGAACTTGGTGATCTCCTCGATGCGCGGGTCTTGCACCGGCAGCTCGGGGATCTCCGGAACATCCTTGGGCTTGGGTGCCAGCGGCGCCGGTTGACTGAACGTGCCGTCACCGTTGTCGACCGGCTGTTGCGACTCGAAGTCCTTCTGCTGTTGGGCGTTGTCCGCCTTGACCTTCTCAGCGTGCTTCTTGACGGCCTCGACGCGCTTGACCGCCTGCTGGTGCTTCTCGATCTCGGGCTTCAGACCGATCTGCCACTCCATGGCTTCCATCTGGTCTTTGCGTGTCTCGATGGCGATGCGCAGCAAGTCCAGGTTTTCGGACAGGTTGCGCAACTGGTGGAAGCTGATGCCTTCGCCGTCGCGTGGCGTGCGGCGCACGTTGACGTTGACCGGGTAGTTGAACGCACGACCGCGGATGCCAGATGCTTCCGGCACGATAGGTGCGACCGGCTGACCCGGGCCCATCCACTGCGTCGGAGTGCCAGCGTTGATGTGCGGGATCTGGTCACGCGCACCTTGCACCACGTCGTCCAGCAGTCCGTTGTCGATGGGCGTCGCTTTGGTGCCAGGGTTCTTGCGCGGCGAGTTGTCGCCGGCACCGAACACGGCCTTGAGCAGCCGGTTCAAGAGCGTTTGGTTTGCAGCCACGGGTTCTCCTTCTTGGCGTCGTCCGCCAGTTGCTTCATGTAGTTCAGCATGCCCATCTGACGCTGCTTGCTCACGGGTTCGAGCGCGTAGCGGATGGAGTCGATGATGTGGTTGTGCTTGTCCTCGATCTCGTCGGTAGGCAGCTTCGACAGCCGGTCAATTTTGTACGAGTACAGCCGGAACTCCTCGGCAGTGTGCACGCACCGTGTATGGATGACGACCTTTTCGAAGCTGCGGATGAACGCCACGCCGTCCTCGACGCTGCCCTCACCCTTGGTGCACGGGACGACGTTGGGGTAGCCGTGCCGTTGGAGGTAGCTGATGGTCTCAGGCCGCGCGCTGTCGGCACGGATCTGGCCCTTCTTGCTGCCAGGGATCTTGTCGTAGCACGACGGCAGTACATCACTGTCGATGTTGCATCCGTAGAACTCGTACTCGATGTACAGGCGGTTGTTGGCGATCCAGCACTTGACCAACGTGGACGGGTCGGTGAAGCCGAAGTCGGCGCCCTTGTACGGGCCGTCCCAGTCAGGCTCAGGCACGAACGGTTCGATGACGTACTTGCCGCGCATGATCTGCGCCGCGCTGTTCTTGCGGAACTTGCCGCCCCAGACGTGCTCGGCGGCCTCGGGGTCGATGGCGTAGAGGTAGTCCTTCTCAGCGCGCAGTTCGTCGGGAAACCACGGATTGTCCTGCCAGCCGATCTCGACCACGATAGCGCCGGGCGGCTGATTCTTGATGAACCGCTTGCTGGTCGGGTCGGTCTCTTCGTCAGGATTGAACGTGACCCAGATCTCGCTGCCCGGCTTGCGGATCGTCGGGATCAGCACGAGCCAGCTGTAGTCGCTGACCTTCTCCGCTTCTTCGACCCAGACGATGTCGATGCCTTCCATCGACTTGATCTTGGTCACGTTGTTGCGGATGCCCGCGAAGATGAACTCGCTGCCCGTGGTCTTGCAGACGATGGTCTTCTTCTGGATGTCGTAGACCTCGGCCAACCACGGGTCGGCCATGATCTGGTCGCTCAGCAGCTTGTGTACCGAGTCCTCGATGGAGACTTGCAGTTCACGCGCGCACAGGATGCGCAGCTTCTTTTGCGCTGCCATGACCAGCAGCACCTTCGCCACGCCCCAGCTCTTGGCACCACCGCGACCGCCGTGAAGTACCTTGTACCGCGCCTTGTTGAACAGGATGCGGAGCTTGCTCGGGATGCGCAGCGTGGGCCGTTCCGTGCGCTTGGCCTTGGGCGGCTCAGGCGCATCGTACAGCTCAGGGTACAGAGCATGGAGGTTACGCTGACTCCGCAACAGAGCGCGCTCTGAGACACGCAGGGCCACGATCAGTCCTTGCAGGTCGGCTTCATGCGGTAGGTGCCGGCACCAGCACGCGGGCCAGATTGCTCACGTGGCGTGGGCAGCGACATGACGTGATGGCGGTGCGGACATTCGACCATGCTGCACGCGCTGAACGTGCGCTGGTCGTGATGGCACTGCTCGTAGTGCCGGCACTTGATGGGTGGGCTGACTTGTCCCATACTCACACCCAGCGCAGATGCTGCAGCAGCCACACCACGAGGTGCGAAAGGCCGCTGAACAACAGGTAGCCGATGACCATGACGATGATGGTTGCGACGATGGCGTCACGCGTGCTCCAGAACATGTCAGTTCTCCTGAGTGAGTTTGGGCTTGCCGTCGCCGTCGCTCTCGACGAACTCGATGAGGAACGGCACCGGGCCGGTCTGCTGATCACCACTGCCTTGCGTGCGCACGGCGTTCTTCAACTCCACCGTGCTGATCTTGCCGTGCATGTAGGGCGCGGCGGCTTCGGCGTACTTGGCTGCGAACAAGCTGCCGCCCACCATGAACGCGCGACGCATGGCCATGACCATCACGTCCAGCGGCGTGGCGTCTTCGGGCAGCTCCATCGCCTCTTCCGGCGGCGGCTTGCGAGTGCCGGCAGCATAGCCGTCAGCGATGGCTTTGGTGCGGCGCACGCTGGCGCCCTTGTTCATGGACGCATTGGCCTGCGCCTTGGTGGCGGGCTTGCGTGCTGCGGTCTTCTTGGCCGGCTGTGCGGCCCTGCGCTGGGTAGCCATGATGTACGGGTCGAGTTGTGAGGTCGGCCCGCAGTTTGCCTCAGAGCTTGCGCTTGTACGTGCCACCGTTGACTACACGCATGTACTTCTCGAACTCGCAGAGGATGTTCTGCGCGTCCTGCGCGTCCACGCTGTAGCTCGCACCCATGCTGGCCAAGATCTTGTTGGCCCAGTCGCGCACCTGGATGACCGTTGCGTGCCACGTAAGGTCGGAGTTCAGCAGAGCGGCGCCACGCTTGGAGCCAGGGCCGGGCACAGCGAAGTCGTCCAGGTCAGGCAGCTGCATCATCCAAGGCATGTGCTCCTTGAGGTCAGCGATGATCTGACCGCCGATGAATGACCCGATGCCGTGCAGCTTGCGCAGGCGCTTAGCGTACAGGCTCAGGCTACCGGCAGGCTTGTTCAGGATGTGACGGTTCGTCCACGCGTCTTCCCAGACCTGATGTGCATAGAACTCAGCCCATGGCGTTGCGTGGCCGTGTGTGGTGGCCATGTACGCTTGGCTGCGGATGGGCAAACGAAGCTGCAAGCGTGCGTCCAAAACATCCTGGGCGCGCTGCGCGACGTAGCCAATAGGCGACCCCACTGCACCTACCGACAACAGCGCATGCACCGTGTCCGCGTGGTTGACGCAGCGTGCCACCAGCACCACGTGCGGCAGCGCACCCAGA